GTAACTATCATGGGTATAGATACAACTAACTATCAAATTTTTGGAAATGTAACATCAACAACAGCACCTGCTTTTGCTGATCAATAATAGGAGGTTTACATGGCAGATGCAGTTACCTCTCAAACCTTAGTTGATGGTAATCAAATTGCTGTTTTGAAATTTACTAATATCTCTGATGGGTCTGGTGAAAGTGCAGTAAAAAAAGTTGATGTCTCTGCATTAGCTACAAATGTTCGTGGTGAAGCTTGCACGAGGGCAACTATAGAAAAAATTTGGTGGCAGTGTAATGGTATGAAAGTCAAAATACTATTTGATGCTTCAACAGATGATTTCTGTATTGAGCTAGGTGAAAATCAAAGTGGACATCACGATTACACATCTTTCGGTGGTTTGGTAAATCCTGCTAGTTCTGGTGTTACTGGCGACATTATGTTTACTACTGTAGGACATAGTTCAGCAGACACTTACACTGTTATTATGCAGGTTAGAAAGAGCTATTAATGGCTAGGAAGCAGGATAAACAGCCTCCTAAAACTAAAAAATACTTTCGCTCCACCAAAAGTGGAGCAGGTATGACTAAAGCTGGGGTTGCACGTTACAGACGTGATAATCCTGGCAGTAAGCTTAAAACTGCAGTAACAGGAAAAGTAAAGCCAGGTAGTAAAGCTGCAAAAAGAAGAAAGTCCTTTTGTGCTAGGTCTGCTGGGCAAATGAAGAAATTTCCAAAGGCAGCCAAAAATCCTAATAGTAGGTTAAGACAAGCAAGAAGAAGATGGAAATGTTAAATGACAAGTAAAGAATTATTAAAAATGTTAGAAAAACATGAGTCAGTATGCAATGCTAGATTTGACGGTATCAACAATAAACTTAACAAATTGGATACTCGTTTATGGGGTATTTATGGAGTTATTATAGGAGTTGCAGTTCTTGAGAAGTTTTTCTAATGGTTATGGGCAGGTCACAAATGTCACGTCAAGTGTCAAAACCTCCTCAGAAAAGGAAGTGGAGTGCCAAAAGGAAGAGAAAAATCAATTGCAGAAGACCTAAGGGATTTTCTGAAAAGGCACATTGTGCCTCTAAAAAAAGGAGAAGTGGTAAAAGGCAGTCCAGTTAAATATTGTTTATATTGTAAACACAAAAAATGGTCATGCATATGCCATAAAGAAAGGAGAAGATAATGCCAAAAGACGCATGTTATCATAAAGTCAAAGCTCGTTACAGAGTTTTTCCATCAGCTTATGCTTCAGGAGCCATTGCAAAATGCCGAAAGGTGGGAGCAGCTAACTATGGTAAAGGTGGTAAAAAAGCTAAGAAAAAAGCAGAAGGTGGTGTTATAACTATGGCTAATGGTGGCTCTGTTCCAAAACAAATTAGAAAAAGAAAAACAAAAAATCCAAACATTGCACGAGGTTGTGGTGTTGTTATGAACAATAGAAGAAAAGTAACAAAGTTTAGATAATGGCTGTTCGCAAAACAAAAGCTGGTCTTGCTCTTAAACGATGGTTTAAAGAAGATTGGAAGGATCAAAGGACAGGAAAGCCCTGTGGCAGACAAAAAGGTGAAAAACGTGGCACACCTTATTGTAGACCGTCTAAAAGAATATCCAGTAAAACTCCAAAAACTGGTTCAGAAATGACTAAATCTGAAAAGCGTAAACGCATTTCTCAAAAGATTAGATTAGGTCAACCAGCAGGTAAGCCTAGAAGAGTTCAAGCAGCTAGGCGAAAAAAGAAAAAATGAGCATAATAGACGAGGTAAAAATTGTTGAAGAAATAAAAGCCTGGTCTAAGCATGCCCTTGAAATACCAAATAAAAATTATAATAACCTTCCATCTTGTCCGTATGCTAAAAGTGCATGGAAAAACGATAAGGTTGGTTTTGCTCTAAAAATCAATGATAATTACAATATTGTATATGCTTTAATTAACAAATTTAATGATTCAAAAGATTTAATTATTGTTATTGATACTTGTTTTGAAGATAACGAAATATTTCATAATAATTTATCCAACTTAAATGCATTAATACATGAAAATAGATTTGACCAAAAAGATATTTGGTTGATGGGATTCCACCCTGATGATGATGTAAATGAACTAATAGATGATGGTTCATTTGATGAAATTGTCAGTGAGGAATATTCTTTGATATTCGTACAAAGATTAAGTAAGCTTCAAGAAAGTGCAAATAAATTGAAGAAACTTGGTTATTATGATAATTATTATAATAGGTACGATGTTGAAGACATTTATAAGCAACGTGAAAACTACTATAGGAGACTAAAATGGCAATGAGTCCAAGAAAAATGATGTCCATGTCAAAAGACATGGCTAAAGCTGCTAAAATGATGATGGGTGGCAAAGTAAAAAAAATGAGAGGTGGTGGCATGGCTGCAAAGAAAATGCGTGGTGGTGGCATGGCTAAAAAAATGAAAAAAGGTGGTAAAGCTTAATGACAACCTCAAGTTCCACAAACTTTGAGTTAGATGTAGCAGAGTACATTGAAGAAGCTTTTGAGAGATGTGGTTTACAAGCTAGAACAGGCTACGATTTGCAAACAGCTAGACGTTCAATGAACATCATGTTAGCTGAATGGGCAAATCGTGGCTTGAATCAATGGACCATCGAACAAAGAACTCAAGCTTTAACATCAGGAACAACTGAATACAGTTTAAATACTGACATTATTGATGTCCTATCTGTTGTTGTTAGAAGAAGTGGTACTGATTTTAGCATGAGTAGAATAAGTAGGGACACTTACATAAACATCCCAACTAAATCAACCACAGGGAGACCAACACAATATTTTCTCGATAGACAGATAACACCTAATTTAAAATTATATCCTACACCTGAGAATAGCACAGATGTGTTGGTTTACGATGCTTTAACAAGAATGCAGGATGCAGACACACAAGTTAATACACTTGAAATACCATTTAGATTCTTTCCATGTTTGACTGCTGGACTTGCATATTATATTGCAATGAAAAGAGCTCCTGACAGAATACAATTACTTAAAACTGTGTATGAAGAGGAGTTTGAGAGAGCAATAGGCGAAGATAGAGATAGATCTTCTTTTAGTATTACTCCAAAACTTGATTACTATAAGGTTGGCTAATGGCTTTTGCTAAAGGTAAATATGCTTATAGGATATCTGACAGATCTGGATTTCGTTATCGTATTAAAGATATGAGAAAAGAATGGAACGGCAGTATTGTTGGTTACGATGAATATGAAGAAAAACATCCACAACTTACACCACCAAGAATAAGAACTGATCTTGAAGCAATAAGAGATGCTAGACCAGATGTGGAGGATGACAATAAAAAGTTTATAGTTTATACTAATACTGGATTGGGTAACTTAGGAAGTTTATTAACAAGTTTTAGTGCTACAGCTTCGGTTGGTACAGTTACAGTGAGCATAACATGAGTTTTACATTAACAACATTAACAAATTCTATTAAAGAATGGACTCAAAACGATGAGTCTGTATTTGTAGCTGAAATACCTTTTTTTATTAAAAATGCTGAAGAAAGAATTTTTAAAGTTGTTGATTTAGATTACTTTAGAAAAAATGCTACTGGAACGATGACAGCTAGTAATAAATTTTTACAGAAACCCTCTGATTATCTTGCAAGTTTTTCATTGTCTTTTGTAAAAGACAGTGCAAATATTTTTCTTTTACAAAAAGATGTCAATTACATACAAGAGTTTACACCAAACCCTGCAACCACAGGAACTCCTAGATTTTATTCATCTTTTGATGTTGATAATTTTATCATAGCTCCAACTCCAGATTCTAGCTATGCCGTAGAATTACATTACTATTATAGACCAGCTTCATTAACCACAGATGACTCAGGTAGCACTTGGATAAGCACTAATGCTCCTGATGCTTTATTATATGCTAGTTTGATTGAGGCATACACTTTTATGAAAGGTGAATCAGATTTAATTCAATTATACACTGCAAGATTTACTGAAGCTATGAGTAGACTTAAGATATATGGTGAGGCACAAGAAAATACAGACGCATATAGAGAGGGATTAGTTAGGATTCCAAAACAATAAAGGTAGCAAAATGAAAAATAAAAGTATAGCTATTGTCGGTCTTGGCAATAGTTTTTCTGAATATATATTAGCCAAAATTAGAAGCGAAAAGTTCGATGAAGTTTGGGCAATAAATGCTATGTCAGGTGTAATATACCATGACAAGTGCTTTATGATGGACCCTCCATCAAGATTCCTTGACACACCTAATGCAGGAAAGCAAACTAATATAATGTCAGACAGGTTAAAAGTTAAACTTAATGTGCCTATTTTTTCTTGCACATTAGATGACAGATGTCCTGATGTTGTGGAATATCCTCTACAAAAGGTATTGAAAAAAACTAAATATGCTTATCTTAACAATACTGTTGCTTATGCACTTGCTTATGCAGTGGCAGAAGAAGTCTCTGATTTGCATTTATACGGTATAGATTTCACACACAAGGCAGTTAACTTTGCAGAGGCAGGAAGAGCTTGTTGTGAGTTTTGGTTGGCAATTGCAGTATCTAAGGGAATAAAATTACACATAGCAAATAATTCTTCTTTACTAGATACTAATGTTGCAGAGGATCAAAAATTATATGGCTATCATAGACTTGATGATCCACTTGTATCTACAACAACACAAGGTAGTATGCTTATTACGAAAAAATCAAAATTAGAACCACCAGAACCGTTGGATGCAACACCTAACATAATTGGTAGAGAAGATATTCCAGGTGTAACATATGAGGAGAATAAAAATGTTTAATGTAAGTGTTTCAGAGGTTGGAAGTGTAAATGTTAAGACTTCAAATCAAGGTGGATTAAGCAATGAACAAATTGCAGATTTAGCCGTTGATAAAATAGTTAGTATTTCTGATCAAGCACCACCACATATAAGACAACAAGCTAATCAATTTAGAGAGCATCTTAAAAAAGTGTTGTATCATTATCTTCTATTGGCAAGAAGAGAAGAGCGTGGTACTATAATTCAAGCCTTAAGATCAAGTGGTCAAAAGGAAACGGCTGAATATATAAGGAGACTCTAATATGGCTATAGCACAAGCAATGTGTACTTCCTTCAAAAAAGAGTTACTAGAAGGTGTACACAATTTTAAAAACTCTGGTGGTGATGATTTTAAGTTAGCACTTTTTGCAGAAGGCACTGGAGCTAAAGGATCAACAACTGCAACCTTAGGTGCAGCAACAACTGCACTCGTTACAACTGGTGAAGTAACTTCAAGTGGTTCATATTCAACAGGTGGAGCAAGTTTAACAAGAGTAGATCCAACCACGTCTGGAACCACTGCGTTTACAGATTTT